GAATAGAAGTCCTTTGAACTTCTCAACAGACCAACGACCATTACTGTCAATGTCTAGGTCGAATACACCAGCAGTAGCAGTGTTAGAAACAGCACCCTGTTCAGCAACCTTGTAGATGGTTCTGATAACTTCACGGTTGATTTCAGCAAGGATCTCTGTAGAGAGAATGTTTGCCAATTCCGCTTCAGCATTCAGACCATGAATTGCCTTAAGGTCTTGAGCTAGTTCTAAACTGTACTCAGCTTTGAGAGCACGGGACTTAGCAGTAACCGTTACTTTCTCAATACTGAATGCCATCTGGTTGAAGGCATTATTGGCAGTATCGCCAAGTGCTTCAGACTCAGATGTCAACATGCCCTGACCAACGTTATAGTCAGTTTGAGTGGCAGTTGATGTTGGGTTTAGAACAGATGGGTTAGTTCCCGACTGTAAAGTAGTACCAATACCAGCAGAGGTGTTGCCAAATCCAGTGGTAAGGTTGTTGCTGTTATTCTGTCCAGAGAATGCAGAGTTTGCTTCGTCGAAGAGTGCTTCGGATCCGTCCTGAGTATTATACTTGGAACGCATTGCGAAGATTAGTCCAGTAGGACCACTCATTGGTTGAACACCTGCAAGGTCATATGCGACCAAGTTAGGCATTGAACGACGAATAAGACTGATCAGAACAGGGTCGAAACCTGCAACAGGACCAGTGGCAGTTGCGGTGCCACTGAATCCAGGAGGATTACTACCAGCAGAGTTTGTTGGAGCAGCCTCGGATAGTAGTGAGCCACTCTGCTCAAAAGCAGAAGTCTCACGGAGGAATTTTTCTTGGTTCTCTAGCAGGACTGCGGTAACCGATCTCTTATGCGGATCCTTGATTTCATCTAGGCCCTCATAGTTGAGAAGGGGTGCCCACTTTTCCTGCAATCTTTCGGATTGAAACATTGCGTTTTTACCTGTAAAAGTTTGTTAATCTAATTTTAAAAATCAGTTATTTGCTAAATGCTGAAAGTGTCTTAAGATATCCTTCCATTGAACCAGAAATTGATTCTGGTGCAGATTCTAGACCTTCTGACAATGTTTCAGTCTTAGCAGTTGTTGGAGCTCCTTTGCCTGGGAAATAAGATTCCTTCAAAGTTTCCAACTTTTCACGATACTCTTCATCACTTTCAAACTCTACACTTTCGGCAAGTGAGGCGAGCTTCTCTTTCTGTGTAGCTGCAAGGCCATCAGAAACAGATTCAAGGATACCATCAGCAACCGACTCTGAGAGACGCTTGTTTAAGGTGATATTCTTCTCAATTTGCTCATTGAGTTTTGTTTCCATATCATCTAATTTTTCTACCATGCTATGTAGAACATCATATTTTTCTTCAGGGATTGATACATAATGATCTTCAAAAAGACTCTTCATTCCTTCAAGGAATGATTCAGTCATATCTGACTTGAGACCGTTCTCGATTGCAAGTTGGTTTTCATCGAACCACTCATCTGCAACATATTCGAGATAAGAATCTACACGTTCTTGTAGACCTTCTTTGATCTCATCTACGTGACCAGAAAGCTTTTCATCGTATTCTGCTTGAATTTGCTCTCTGATAACGGAAGCTTTTGAATTGATAGCAGCTTCAAAGATGGTCTTTGCCTTTGCTCTGAAGTCTTCGGATAATTCTTCTCCTCCGAGTAGAGCATTGACATCTTCTTCCATGTCATACTCTTCTACTGCTTCAACAGTTTCTTCGACTTGATCCTCGGCAACTACTTCTTCAGTAGTAGGTTCCTCGGCAACAACCTCTTGATCTGCTTCGAGTTCCACTTCGTCTCCGGCAGCAATGCCTTTTTTACCTTTTTCCATTGCCATAGAACCTAGACCTTTTGGTTTACGATTAGTAACTACATCAGAGACTTGCTTCAATGTTCCAGCTGCATCTTTCAGCTTGGCTGAATCATTAGTAGGACTATAGTTGTCCGGTGTTGGACCACCTAGATCCTCTATAGGTAGTGTTCCTGGTGGAGGATTGCTAACTTTACCCATAGGTTCTGCTGGTTTTGCATTTGCATTAACAGCAGTCTTGGATTGCTTTACGTCCTCTTCCATTGCTTGTAATTTAGTGCCACGAGACATTTGAAGTTTCTCCGAATTCCTGTTGAAATCTATATTTATTTAGAAAAGTTATAAATTTGATAAGAAATCATTAAACAAGTTAAGTTTTTGCTCGTCTAATTTTTTCTGATCAGTTAAAGTATTGATGGTTTTATATGTTTTTTGAGCATACTTCTCACGAAGAATGCCACCATCCCAAACCCAATCCTTACCTTCCATGATGCCTTCAACGAAAGCATCTGGAGCAGAAGGATCAGCAACAATATCTGCAGCTGTTGCCAACATAAAGTCGTCACCAACTACATTAATTCCTTCACGAGTTGGTTTTAGAGAACCAATTCCTCTTGAAGAAACACCTAATTTTACACCTTCATCGATAAGTGAAGATGCAATTTTACCCATTGGTGTAGATAAAATCTTTGCTTTTCCAATAAAATTAGAACCGCTTTCTCTTAACGATACAATTTTATGGGATACTCGATCCAAATTAACTGTTGGACCTTCAGGATGACCAAGTTCGCCAAGTGCTCTGCCAGATTGAACATGATTCTCATTATATCGAGCAACTTCCCGTTGAAGAGTTGCCATAGGATACATTCTACCATTACGGTTTTTGATGTTTCCCTGTAAGAATACACCTTCAATGTACATTGACTTCTTGCCGTTCTTTTGTTCGACAAGAAATTCTACTGATTCAATTTCTTCTCTAATCAGTTTCATTATGCGTCCCCAGAAACTTGAACTTGTTGATAATATAATGCTCCTGTAGCACCGCCAACGCCGATACCAAGTGAACTAATCTTAAATGAATTTCTTAACTCTGCAAAATTATCAGAACTATATGCAGTTGCAATACCAGAAGTATCAGCATCAACTGAAATTCTGGTGCTGTAATAACCAACTACTCCAGCATTTGACCATACTTTAGTAACAGTACCATAACCTACAGATTCTTCAAAATAGGGTTGACCATCTACTCTTAAAGTAACCATATCATTTACCCCGAAAGGAGAACCTGTTCCTTCTGGGAAATCAATAAGAGTTGTAGTTCCAGTTGTAATTCCAACGACTCTCTGCGAAGCAGGTCTGTTAATTGAAATTGTTACGGGTTTATCTTTAAGAACTAGGTAATTTGCTGAAGTTGCCTCTGGACCTGTAGTAGTTCTAGAGATAGCAACATGTGCTCCTTGTAAATTTGATGCACCGACAATAGCAACCCTCAATGTATCAGACATTTGGGAGATAACTCCACTAGTCCTTGAGTGGCCTGGGTTAACAGATACCTCTATTGACGAGCCTGCTCCTACGGGTTGATGTGCCATTTATTTAGAATTCATTTATACTAGTTATTTATAATTACTCTTCTGCTTCCGGTTCTTCCGACTCTGGTTCAGAATTATATTCTACTGCCTGAGGATCTTGACCAGCAATAACTGCAGCTGCAGCGTCAACCTCTGCCTCTACTTCATCAGCCGATTCTTGATCTCCGAAAAGAGAATTTGCTACATTAGGACGAAATTCGTCTATTTTCTCTGCAGACTTTGCAAACAAAATATCCTTTATTTTATCGCTAACTTGAGATGGTGACTCATCCGCCGCAATCATATCCATAAGTTCATCCATTTTAATGTATCAATTGAGTAACTGGAGTTATTTATACTTATTTAAATATCTCCAGGGATATCTTCCGAAGCATCAGCATGTTGAGTATGATAATTAAATTCTAAAATCATACGATCTATAGTCTTTTCAAGTTCTATAACAGCTTCAGTTGGTTCAGGTATCTCCTGTTTTGTTCTATCAAAAATTTCTACTCTATTTTCTCTATAAAAATTAAGGGCATTACGTAAAACACGTAAATGCCACAAATTCCACTCAACTTTTACAAATGGTCTTCCATTTTCATCATTTGGCACTATATTTCCCCGCCTTTAGGTTTTTTCTTAACAATATTAGCATCTTGATCTGCTACTGAAGTATCTACATCCATAGATCTTAAAGCAGCATCAGGTTCTTGAGCTCCAACTGGTGCACCTAAAGTACCCATTTCACCTTCCGGTGCAAATGGTAATCCAGTTTCTGGATCAATAGTTGCAGGATCTGGAATTATGCCATCCTTAATTTCCTGTTCAATCTTTTCATCCTGTTCAAGAATTTCCTCATCAGTCTGACGTATAATCTTACGACGAACATAATCTTGTGAGAAGTATTTGCCAATATAAGGTTCTGCAGTTACTGCTAATGCTAACCTCTCATTCATCAATTCTGTTTCTTTTAATTCTGCAAAATGATTATCATATAAGAAATCAAATTGAATATGCTCACTCATTACCTCCCAATCTTCAGGAGTAATTACATTCGTAAGAAGTAATTGAGTCTTTAACATATCTGCAAACATATTTGAGAATCTCTTTCTCAAACGGCCTACAAATTTACTAAATTTAACCTCATCTCTTAGAATTTCGGAAGATCTTCCTAGGTTAAATCCACCATCCCCTTCAATTCTAGAAATAGGAACGTTTAAGGATTTGAAGAGTTTCTTCTTGAAGTACTCAATATCTGTAATCTCTCCGAGGTTTTGTCCTCCAGGTAGAGTAGAAATCTCAGTTCCACGTCCTCCTTCCCTTCTAGGAAGCCAGAAATCCTCCAACATTGCCATGTACTTTTTATCATCTCTGATTTCTCCAGTATCGGCGTTGTATACTAATTTATTACGATACCTCATCATAACATCACGAAGGTATTGTTCTGCCTTAATTTTAGGTAGATTACCTACATCAATATAAAAGATTCTTCTTTCAGGTGCTCTTGATAGTCTATAAATTACAAGACTATCCTCAATCATACGTAATTGATTAAGTGATTTAATTGCTTTATGCAAATATGATAGGGTGCACCCTTTATTTCTATCTACTAATCCACTTGTGCAGTATGTAATTGCATCTTTTGCGATTTTAATTCCACCCTGACCACCCATTGAAGCTGGATTAGTAGTAGGATAGTTAATTTTTGGATTATAAAGAAAGTATTCTTCAATCTCAGGGAACTCAAAGTCCATGGGATTGTCACTATTCATATTCCCTAAACGGGCATTTTGTTGTGCTTTTTCACTTTGCTTTTGCTTTCTTACATAACGCATTTTCATTGCGTCAATGTAACGAACCTCTTGTAACCCTTCTTGAGGATTTTTTAAATCAATTATTTTATGATAATATAATCTACCATCTACATACCAATTCCTATAAATTTCATGTGCTTTCTTATCAAAA